ATCTTAGCATATCGTAACAATTGTGTCAACACATGAGTATAATTACCTAAATAGGCATCAGCATAAGTGATGACTATTATAAGATAAACTTATCTATCATGTCTGCGATCATTATATGGCATCTTTTATTTGGATGAAGAGAATATGGATTTACTAAATTATTCTCCTCTAGAACTTTTATCCTACCTGAGTCACGACTCCAATTAGAGTAATGGTAATCATCATGATTACGTACACTGAGTTTACTCAATAGATCTCTTGGATTATCATCTAGAAAAATCATATTAGGACTATCATATTCATAATCATGATGATTGAAGGTATCAAACCAATAATTTTTTACACCAATAAATTTGAAATAATTATCCCAATGATGAATTCGTGTAGACAATCTTTTTAATTCTACATTATGATCGTAATGTTTTTCTCTGATATAATCTCCAATCTTTTTCTCTACATGCCTTACTGAATATGATACGGAAGAATATTTTTTATGTTTGAGACTCCAGAACTCTCCTCTTGCTGTTGATGTGATACCCCATAGTACTAAGACCTCATCATATTTTTTATAGTCATCAGTGTTGAAGTATTCTTCTGCTAATCTAATTTGTGCTGAATTAGAGTCTCCTCCTCTAGCAAAATTTATATTATGATATCCATGTCTCTCTGATAGTATGGTTCTGAAAGCATATTTCTCATCAAGTTCATGACTCATGGTGCTAAAGAAATCATCCTCAGTCATACCCTCTAATGGGTAGAATGATCCCTTTCCCTTTGTCCAACTACATCCAAAAGTTATAAGTGCCTTCACGTCTTTGGAAGATTAGGATTCAATACATTTTTCTTTACGTAATCTCTGAACGACCAACCCCAATCCCAGACATGCATGTCATATAATTCTGGTGGTAGATCTACAAGACCAAGAGATCTCTTCAATCTTCTCACCCAGAATGAATTGTTTTTATTTGAGTCACGATTACCAAGTTGGAAACCTTTATCAAATACCATACTTATCTTTTCTTGTATTGAATACTTACTATGTTGTGTCTTTATAGTGGTTGGATCATACCACCAAGATCCCTCAGGCATCCATGCAGGTGATTGAGTTTCTCTATCCCATATATCAGGATCTTTCAATTCGTTCCAACCAACTTGCCATATTTGATGCTCATCTTGTATCCCTGTATATGGTCTTATCTCTGCTAATAAATCATAACATTCTTTTAGCACATCATCGTAGGTGTTATGTGTATCAAAGTGACCTGCCTGTGGATGTCTTTTGTTTCTAGCAATCTTAGATTTGGGTGATGTGAGATCAAGACCAATAGTCTCCCAGTTATGAATTCTACTCCATGTTTTACCAGTCAATTGTCTAGCACAATCAAAAGATATCTGGTCACGATTGGATCCTATTTTACTATATTCCCACCACAGATCATGAAACTCTTTCATGTCATCATCTATTTGTCTCCATAAACAAGTCAAAACAGGTGAACAGTATTGTTTGAAATCATAATCAACTTCTCTCAATGCATTTACAAGTTCAATCATTTGTTCTCTGCTATTGAAGTTAGCACCAAACCCTTCCATGACTTCATTATGGAATGTAAATCTATGTGGGTGCAGCATATGTGTAAGTGGCACCTCTTTGAGTATTGCCTTACTCTTGTCTACCCAATCTTTAGTATGAACATAACATCCATCTAACCATACTGTCTTAGCACCGTTTGGAAATAATCTATGAGGACATAACTTAGCAAAAGCAGACAACCTTCTAGGGTCACCTTCTACTTCATCATATACAAAGTCTGGTATATCTCTAAATTCCCATGATCCTTTCTTCTCTACATTACCATCAGTGAAGCAGACATACTTTACATTAGGATCATAGTACATATCATCAGGTATAGTATCATACCAATTCGTTATGCTAGTATAGATTATTATCTGATCTTTTTCTGGGTCATCCCATTCGATAGCATAAGAGTATGAACCTGCATCACCATAAAAAGATCTACCTGTGATACGATCTGTGCCAGTTCTAAAATATTTTTTCCAATCATACAAACCTGTAATCTCTGTCAATAGATCTATGAAATCTATTACATCTACTACTTCTTTATGGTACACATAGTCACCACATCTATTGTTCCACCACTCACCCTGTGGACTTGCATCTGTAAATTTATTGAGGAAATCTCTTGAAGATATAGTTTCATACTTTATACCACTTAGTTGTAGTGCTACAGCAAATGATAATTGATCTCTTACACCACCCCTGTTGTACCAGTCCCACCACAATTTATTGAATTGTGTGATATTTTTTGGTCTCCATATGATAGTGCATAGAGGTGAAAAATATTCTTCAAAATTGAAGTCTACTTCATCTGCCTCTGTAGTAAATGCAAGAACATCATCTGGATCTACCCACCCTCTAGACACATACTCTGCACACTCCTCAAGATAGGTATGTTCATGTGGATGTTTCATCACAGTAAACACACCCTTAGATATTATCTCTTCACTCAATTCTCTAAATTTATCATTCAGAAGGTGTACCTTTGATGCATCAATGTATACACTAGGTTCATCAAATGGACATAATATTTTATCCTTCCTACTATTCCTTACAGGGTCTCCTAATAGATCTGCCTCTGTTATCACTTGCACCCAATCTGGTGCTTGCAGATTCTCAATATAATTGTAAGCGTTTATGGTGTAGTAAATCAGATCCATCATGATAATATCATATCTTTATATATCAAGGAAATCATTATAATTATTTTCTGTGTCAAAATTTATGTTGAGAGATATCCTATACTCCTTGCTTTCTAAAGGTAAGGGTGAGTGTGAATACACTGCAGGGAATATAATAAGTTCTCCCTCACTAGGATCATGCACATATTCTTTTCCATCTACTCTAAACGCTATCCCACCTTCAGATTTTTTCAAGTAAAAGACAGTTGATATATTTCTCTTGATACTTATTGTTGTGTGCCGATGAAAATTATACTGATATCTCTCAGAGTTTGACACATATGCCCATGATTTTCTATTACCAATCTTTATCTTAGGAAATGTTTTTACCACTTCATTTTGAATGATGTCGAACAATGGTTCAAATAATTTTATATTATTGGGTGCTATCTCAAATACTTGTTTACTTTTATATCTACTCCACCTATGTTGTATTATAAGTTTATGGCACAGTGATTCATAATCATCTACCCAATCTAATCCAACATCAACAAATTTTATATGTGGTATCATAGTACACCATACTCTTCCATCATAAATTTATGGTCATGCTTTGTATAAAGTCTAGGGTGTAGACCTGTAATCTTTTTCAACTCTTGTAAGAGTTCATCCTTTCTTTCATACTGTTTCATATCTCCTCTCTGAGGGTGTCTTCCCTTTCTACCAATTTTATTTTGATATCCTAAAGGAACACCTGTCTCTTCCCTATTCTCAATAATTGCTGGCAGTGTATCAGATTCTTTGAGTGCTTTATCAAATGCAATTTGATCTCTATTACATCCTATAAGTGACCACTTGTACCATGACTCATTGAACTTTGTCATTTCTGGTGACATGGTTCTCCATAATATAGTGCCAAGAGGACTGGAATATGATTTGAAATCATACCCTGAGTCTTTCAGCTCTTGTGTAAGATTTACAGCATCATCAAATGTAAAGAATGCACACATAAATCCCTCTAATATTTCATCATAGTATGTAAATCTTGATGGGTGTCTGAGTATAGTAAACGGAAAGCAGGTTCTACTCTTTCTGATGAACATAGATGTTTGTTGGTAGCATGCATCTATCCATATAGTTTTTGAACCATCGGGAAAAAATAGATGTGGATTCGCCTTAGGAAAAAAAGATAATCGTCTTGGACAATCAATATCAACATCCAGTTTGATATACTCCCATGGTGTAATAGATGTGTCTATCGTACCATCATGAAAACATACGTATCTTACACTTGGATGATAGTAATCTGATATGAGATTATCATATCCATTTGTAATGCAGGTGTATACTATCATATCATCTGGGTTAGTGAATGTATTAGTATTGAATGATCGTTTCTGTATTGGAAATATCTTACGGATAGAGTCAATAATTTCTCCATCAGGTTTATGTAATTTGTATGAGTCTCCATAAGATTTTACTCTGCTACTCTGACCCATATCAATAGCAAGGTCAACCCTGTGTGCTTTGACAACTAGGAACTCTGCAATAGAACTTGATATCTGATCTCTGTTTACTCCATTATCATACCATTCTCTCCACACCTTTCCCCACTCTATGACATCTGGTGTCAATCTTCTCCATATAACACAATTGATTGTTTGATCGTAGTATTTGAGTGGGTATTTTACTTCCTTGATTCTTTTACACATATCATATATCTCATCTCTAGTAGAAAAACCATCATAATATAATTTCTCAAACTCTGCTATCATTGACCTCTTGTCAGGATGTCTTTGGAGAACAAAGTCATACTCTTCAAAAATATCTTTTGAGTATTCTATGAGGTCATTGGTTATGATATAAGATGCATCGATCCATACTGTAATAGCATCAGCATCAAAGTATAGGTGTGGACAATGTTTAGGATGATATGATTTTCTTACTGGACATTCTTCATCAATCTCTATCTTTCTATACTCCCAACCATCTGTGTCTGGTTTGTCACCATCATAGAAACAAATAAATTTTACATCTGATTTTGGTGGGGTTGATAATTTATCATACCCATTAGTAATTGATGTATAAAATATCATCCATTCAATGTATTTTTAGGTGCTATCTTACCCATCTTCTCACCTAGTATTCTATTTGTAACATCACCTGGTTCACGAGAGAACCAACCAGTTGCTATGTACTTTGATATATTACCAGTCAAAAATGATCCTCTATGTACATGTGTAAATGCTGCTGGCCACAATACGACTGTGCCTTTCTTTGGTTGGAAAGATATTTCTTGATGGAAGAAGTCAGTAGCACCACCATTCTCATATGGAATATCATTTAGATATATCATCCATGTCAAGACTCTATCTCTGTACAAGAAACTACCATTCTCTGAATGCCATATGTGATACCCACCACCAGAGTTTGTTTTTTGTACCTTACATGTCCATGATGATACAGGATCTGATGAGTCTAAGATACCTTTCCATTTTTGTGTATATAATTCAAATGCTCCACCTACTGCTTGGTTGACTTCCATTGCCATACATGGGTCAGCAATCTCAAGATATAATGCTTCGTCTTTTCTACCTAGTCCACCTTGCTTGAATTGTTTTTCACCATCTCCAAGAGGACTCAATGTCAACTCATGAGTTCCCATCTGTGTGACTTTGACATCACAATCTTCTTTCATGACATGTTTCTTTTTATGCCAAAACTCAAAAGAATCTACGACAGAATCACAGAACTCCCACTTGACAAAGTTTTCAAAAACACCAATGGCACCATGGTCAACCATACCTGTGAAGTCAGGTTGTTTTTCATCTTGTATGACAACTTTAGGCACCATGTTTTGCTTCCTCCTTTCCTTGATTTATGTAAACCGATGGTGGTATTCTACCACAGTATTCATCTAGTTGCATGACTTCTTGTACTTTTACATCAGCACCCTGCTCTCTCCAAAAATCTGTGAGTGCATGGTTACTATTCTTATGGAAGATTTCTATGTGTTCTTCATGTATTGCAGAACCCATGTCTAATCTGTAATTGAATAGTGGTGTGGCATACGATTTACCACTGTCAAGAATCAAGTCTTCGGAGACTGCTCTTGGTCTGATGTTTTGGTCGATTTTCCACGACGATCCTCTGCTGTGAAGTTTGAGAAGTTTAGTTGCATGATGACGAGTAATAAGGTAGCAAGCAGCAGAAAAGTCATTGATAAATCTATGATGTAATTTTAAAGTTATACCATTAGGATTTATAATGGTCAACTGTAAGCAATCAAATCCCACAGGTAATCTACGTCTAACATCTTTCCATGTAAAATTCCAATGCCCTGCCAATGATAGATCGACATCATCTTCCATAATAAAAATCTCATCATGATCTGTTTCTTCTACAAAATATTTGAGTGCAGATAAGTGTGACATGACACATGCTATCTCACCATCATTCATGCTTGGTGGTACTGTGCCCTTGAGATATGACTCATACTCAGCACCATCAATACCAGAGATTCTATGATGATCTTTGATCTCCCAATAGTCAAACTGTTCCTCCATGTATTTCTTTCTATCAGGAAATCTGTCAAGATTTATCCACAAGACAGGAGGAAAGTTTGCTAGTTTGAATACTGCTTTGTTCTTATCCATTTCTTCTCTTGATATAATCTACCTCTTGATAGTATTTGATAAGAGATTTCTTTCCTTTGACTTTCAAATTCTCCCATAGTTTTTTATTGTCCTCACAATGTGGATTATTGAACCATGAATTCTTTGTTCTACCATGCTCTAGATGATACACATTCTCAGTCAATCTTGCCACACTTGATAATAGATTGAATCTAAAGTATCTTTCATCATCCTCATATCCATATGCTATGAAGTTCTCATTCTCACCACCTAGTTTCTTGTACTCCTCTGTGTCAAAAAATTGACAGAATCCATACTTAGCATCCCACTGTCTAAGTCTACCGTTGAATGATTCAAAGTTGAATCCACTATTAATAAAAGCAGTAGCATGATCATCATTGATATGGCATTGATATTGATATTCTCCATACCCATAAGGGTAAACAACCTTTACTGGTTGTCCTCCTTCAGCATCAGGATGTACCCACCCCTTTACAATCATATTAGTTGCATTGATGTATGAATCTATGGGCAGAATTATATCGCTATCATAGTTACATGCAACAGGTGTTTTTACCTCCCATAGCATATCATTGAGTATCTTCGTTCTATGAAAGGTAAAGTCATCACTCTGCTCAAAAATATGAGTGATGCAGTTCATCATCTCTGGTTCTAATGCCTGTTCTAAAACTGGTTGAACCTCTCTAAGATATACTGATGATTGATCTACCTCCTTGACAATAATTCTACATGCAAAATTACGAGTGAGATATATCAATGTGGTTATGATATTTCTCATACGATCAGCAGTCTCAATTCTTAGTGGTATTATAAAAGTACACCTACTAAGATTGAATCGTTTTACTTCTTGTCCTTCAATCATAATACCTCCCAGTTGTCACAGTATAGATCAGATGTATCATGGTTTTTAGTATAACCTGTACCAAACCATTTCTTTGGAGCAATGATTCTTTTATCAGGGTTCTTACTCAACCATGACCCCCACCATGAGAATGATGAGTTAGCAATAATAAAATCAGAACAAAGACTCATCATGCACAAGTCTGCAAGATTGTCACCACCTTCTGAGATAAGGAACCTGTCATCAGGGAACTCAGTGCCACACCATTCAGGATCATCAGAAAAAATAACCACTGTACGATGTTTATCAAACTTTGACAATGCAGTATCATAATATTCTTTGGGGCATGGTGGATGGTTGTCACAATTTTGAATATAGTCTCCTCTCCTTACATGTAAAGCGATAGGATTTTCAACAGTTTTAATCATCTCTTCACAAGGAACTCTGATCTCATTCTTGAATTGAAAGTCTTCTCTTACCTCATCCTCTATGATATCAAAATATTTTGTGCTCTGCAAATATGCATAAACATTATGACCGTCTGGCATATTATCGTATAAGTTCTGATCAAAATGGAAGTGTGCTTCCTGTACATAAGGACCTGCACATACACCTATATTTGTCAGTCCTTTGAGTTTGAATGCCTCAAATAATTGATGGTCATTCCACTCATCTTGGAAGTCGCTTGATGGTATTTGAAAATCAAACCCACGATGAGCAGCGATACCTCGTAAACCTGCATACTGGAACATCTGATTGCCCAGTCTTCCATGTCTTCCTAGGTGGTTGAATCCTATAGTCATACTAATGTACTTTTTTCCTCAAGTAATCAATTTCCTCTGGTATGAGGTGTTCGTTTGATCGTTGTGTTTGGTTTTTGTGTTCACGGTTTGATATATGTATATCCTTTAGGGTGACAGGATTTCCATAGTGTTTATAAAGTCTGTGATACATCTCACAGTCCATCAACATGACCAACTTCTCGTCAAAGTATTCATCAATATCATTCCTAAGAGCAAGAATTGAAGGAGAACTAAGAGTGTTGACACCCTCCAATAATCTATCGTTGTAAACTGGTAACTTTGGGTTGTAATGTGTCTTACCATTGTCAAGAGTGTGAGCAAAACCTGTCACTGCCCA